GTCCCTCCGTTGGTATACCAATTAACCAAGATATTTCCTTTAGCCAAATAATAACGTATATATATCCTTGAAAATCTTTTAATGATATACGGTGTCTTATCGTTGAAATATTTAGTCTGGTAAACAGAACTTATTTCGGAAGAATCATCTGCTCCAGTTGAGGAATAATCTAAGCGATACACAAAACCCGTGCTTGAAGAACTTCCAGCGAATAATTCATTATTATCTCCAGAACCATTAAATACTACCGGGCAATTCATCGCGAGCGAATCACGCTCATACCAAATATTTTTCCCATAATACGGGTTTGACATTGATACGTCATAAATCAGGCATTTAGTGTTAACAACAGAACCACTGGGAGTATAAAACAACCAATAAAGTCCATCCCGGTATACTCCGAAAGAATTCTGTATGTACGAAGAATTAATATTATCAAGTATATCTTCTATCGGGTCAGATATTTTTATAAACTGATTACCGTTATACATCCATACGCCATCGTGTGCCAGATGAAATCCTACTCCTTCTCCTTGTGCCACTGAATACGGAGCGGCGCATCCCGGAGAACCTGACATTCTAACAGCTTGTGGCGAAGGATAACCCCAAACCTTAAACGCCGCGTAATCTTTAAATATAATATCCACAGAACCAAAAGTCATTCCTCCAGTTAATGATTCGGATTTAGCTCCGTCAACAGCTATAAATCCGGCGTCATTCACCGCAGACCAGTCGTCAACGTCTACTCCAGTGGGGTCTACTTTTGAAAAATACAGTGTAGCTCCATTTACTGAGTTGACTAACGCCAGTAATCTTCTATCTGCCCGCTTCAATAATATTTTGCAAGGGTCAGTAGGCTTGTCGGTTGATGCCGCCGCTGTAGTTGTCCCAGGAGTATAATGGTAAAGATTATCAACCGGATTGGTGAAAAAGAATTTGTCGTTATAATTAACACCGCTATTAAAAACTGTCTCTGTAAGTGCTACAGATCCGCTTTCTTGAGTGAAAGTGTCTCCGTCATCTTCGGAGTAGAAAGCCTTGCCGTTGCAGATAGCCAATAGTTGTTTACTGCCAGATGATTGGTATACCCTAAATAACCCCCTTACCGGTTTTGCCCCAAGAAGAGTGTCATTTTGTTTGGCGTATCCATTAACCTTTTCTATGGCCCCCCTGCTACTATTGCCCCAGTTTTTGCGGATAATGGCTTCGTTATCATTCAATTCCTCATTACTGGAAACAACATTAAGCCCACCGGAAAAATCTTTAATACTGATCTTACCGCTTACATTTTCTATTCTGTCCACAGACTGGCTGATTATTGACATATTTACCTATAGCTTTCACGAATTAAATCTTCATCGGCATCATCAACAAATTCCCCAATAAATTCAGATAACCCTTGGTAATATTCGTTCTTATAGTTAGCCCCCAACATCGTGCGGCTCCCGCCTTTTGGCCACAATTTCCATAAGGCGAATAACGGCATTAAATAGTGAGCCGAACTGTCTATCTCCGGAATAATCCCGAATATGCTTGAACCGTCAGGAGCTGTGGTGAAAGAAGCAGCCAGTGTCCTTGAAGAAGCCGTATAGTCGGTAATTTCTACTTTTTGACCAGCTCCGGTTCCGGAATATATTTCCAACCATAATCCGTTGTAATAATCATCTGTCGCGCTGGGGTATTGCAAGGTTGATGTCCCGGCAGGCATTACAAGAGTTGTTGTGCTTCCACTGGACGCAGTCCCGGCAATCAACACCTTAGGCTTGTAATATCCGGAAACAAATAAATATGCTCCCGCATTAGAAGAGTTAGGCTTGGGATATAGGCCGATAATCTTTGATGTTTTATCCCAATAATAATATTGGGGAACTCCGGCCGCTACCCCCTGCCAACCAGGATTCTCCCTGGCTAATTGTTTCTTACTCTTGGGAGTCAATCTGATATAAGAAGTGCCGTTGGACTTAAACGAAACCCCATCCTCTGCGATGTCAAGAATATCAGAGAACGAATTATCCTTGAGGTCATATTCTTGAGTGCTGGCGATGGTGGTTATGGTGACTTCTTTCTTCAAACATTTTGCTTTTGTGGCGATATGCAACTGAGCCTGATTAAGCTTATTGTATATTTCCAAATCAGACCAGAATCCGGCAGATGTTTCAGACAATGCTTTACGCACATCGTAGAACATCTCATACAAACTCAAGCTGTCGTGATGTAACTGGGGCATTTAAGCCTCCCTTACTCTAAGAATATCTGCAATTCTCCACCGTCTAAATCTTCGATATATAGTCCCGAAACTACCCAGGGAGTCCCAAACTCTACGGAATAAGCTACCCCATTTAAAGCAGTAACAGCAGTTCCGGCAGACCCGCTTTCAGATCTGCATTCAATGATATAATCCCCCGCTTCGCTGTTTAACTTTATTCCCAAGTCATCATCCGCGGCTATGTCTTTACCCGAATTCTGGGTAGTTACCCACTTAATAGCTTTAATGGCTAAAGAACCAGCCGGGCCGCCGTCAGGAGCAGGACCGCCTATCTGCGTATCCGTTGTATCAATTACGATTATCTTTCCGTTATATCTATTGGACATCGTTCCTCCTTACTCAAACTTCAACTTTTCCCCGTCTGGACGAAGATGATCAAGACTTATCGGCCTGCCCTCTTCTCCGTGCTTCTTAAATTCTCTATTGATATTCTGAAATTCTCGGATATCTTTATCTTTATCGTTGGCCCATCTCGAATAACGCTGAACCCGCGCATCAAACTCCGGCTCCCCTTCATTGCCCCGGTTCATTTCTGCTTTACTCATAATCCCGACTTTAATCTTTTCGGCTAACTCAATGCGCCTTTTATGCAAGCTGTCTTTCTGTTTTTGCCAGTTGTCAGACCTCTTGCCGCCCACATACGGAGAACCTTTAACAATAATTCCTACCATCTCTTGACCTTTCAAGTTGTAACTGGGCCGGGGATTGCTCCCCAGCCCAGCTTTATTTTTATTACGCCGAAATATCGGTAGCAGTGCCTAAGCCGGCATCTACACCAGGCAACGGAGCCATTACATAGGTCTGGCTGTCATCTGCCGTGGTAACATCAGCATAGCCGAATACCCCGGTGTTTTGCAATAGAACCATCCCGTTGAGATTAGAGTTACTGATTGCCCCAGTGGGAGCGACTGCGCCTGTAATTCCCTGCACCGTGTAGATTGTGCAGTTTTTAAGAATTACGAACCTATCGGCATAGGAAGTAGCAACGGCCTTAAACGTGCTTCCGGATGTATAAGAAGATATAACACAATCTTCAAATATGGTTCTGGGAACACGCGTCCCGGCTCCAGTTCCGGTGATCTGTATCTCTTGAGTAGCTGTTGCCCTGATTACTGTATCCAACCCGATGTAACAATGAGAAAAGATGTTCTCGGCAGCAGGATAATAAACAAGCAAACTATACGCTCCGGCGATATCGTTAGTTGTCGCTCCTATCCCGGATATCTGACAATTCTGTATCCGGTTACGTTGCCCGGTAACTTTCATACAACCTGTCGGATTTGTCCCCGCTACTCCTGCGAAAAACTCGATATTGGATATCAGGCAATTATCTGCACTTAAGGTAAAAAGGTTAGAGGCAGTGTCGTATGAAGATGCAAAAGCAACCCTTGCCCTTTGGCCAATCATCGATCCACAGTTCACCCCGATTAAATGGACACCGTCTTTATTCCAGTCAAGTGTGGAAGACTGGTAATCAGTGGTGTTGGCTGCCGTATTGCTCTCAGCAAACAGATAAACAGTGTCATTCTGGTTAGCGGTCGCCAGCGCCAAAGCGCGGGACAACGTCTTGACTGCGGAAGCCGGAGTTTTTCCGTTATGGCTATCGTTACCGGAGTAAGGTTTTACAAAAATATTTTTTCCGTGTGAATACGCGTTGTAACTCCTTAAGAAATCGAAACTTTCCATTTTGCAACTCCTTTTTTTTATGCTGCTTTTTAAGCGGTTACCCTGGCTAACCAGCATAAGTTTTTAAGATACGGAGGCCCACCGCCAGGGCAAGCCCCCGTATTTAATGCTTGACTATTACGCAGTCGCGTTATGCCCGTAAATCCAGACATAATCGCGCCAGCCATACGAATACCTCATATAAGCCGAGAACCTGGCCTCATAGGTATTGAAAGCTGTATCCGCGTTGAGTTCCAACTTCGCGCGATCGAACCAAAGCAGATTCAACTTCATAAGAGTCGAATCTACCATAAACCAATCGTATGGGCTTGTTAATTCGTCCCATACGGACAACTTATACTTCCCGTAATGGAAGTTGGCGTTGTTCTCATTGGTTTCCGGTTCTCCTTTGGAAGATATGATCGTCCAGGCATCCTCTTCCTTGTCCATAGGGACAATAAGCATATCCCCTTTGACCCCGATTCGCTCTCCGTTAAGGCCATAAAACTTCTTCATAGCCAACCTGGTGGCTGAAACGGTAGTTTTAGACAAGGTGTCGGTTCCGGAGTTAGACTGATTAGCTACTCCTGACACCGTAGAAGTATGCGCCGTAGAACAAAGAGGTAAGCTATCCGGGCCGGCAGTACCGGCAAAAGCTCCGATAAATACCGAAGCCCCGTGCTTCTCTCTTGTCCTTGCGGCCGCGATACCACGCTGTTTTGGCAGGTCGTCAAAGATGCCATAGAGGTCATCATCTTTGGCCGCGCGGCGTATGCGGATACCCTTAGTCCACTCGTTGTGAGTAAACGTCTTCTTGTACCCTTCGGATACATCGTCATACTGTATCTGCCCAGTGGCTGAAAAATCTTCGAAGTCAGACAAAGCAGATATAGACAACGTGTATTCGTTCTGTCTTGTGGAGCCTAACATCCTGTAGAGCATCGGAACCATCGATTCCTTTTTGACCGTTTCATCATAGGAATTGAAGAATGCTTCACGGATGCCAGGAGCCATAAGATTTGTGAAATTCTGGCTACTTATAGGAACTGGCATTGTAAATCCTCCTGTTGTTTAACTACTTACTATATTCCGGTTGCGTAAATTCCGTCGGTGATTACGCAGATAGAATAGAACCTCACCCCTCTTGAATTCAGGCCATCGGTTTCAAGGTCTGGATTCGCGGTGATATCCAATTCTTTTGTCCCCATCGGGCCTTGAACAAAATTCTTGATCGCATAGATCGAAGATGACGCATCTTCGTCCAGCGTTGAAAGTATTTTGTCGAAGGTTGAGTTCAGTCTTAACCCTGCGGACGCAGCCTGCAACCCGGGGAACCTGATCAAGATAAAATCAGAGGTTGAATCCGGAGTTACAGTAAACGCCGTATTCACGGTCAAGGTTGTAGTGTCCGCTGCCTTGACATATCTCAACTGCCCTGCGCCGGTACCTGAGTTGATGTATACCCAAGAACCGTCGAGATTGTCATCACAAGCCGCTACCGTTAAGACCGTGGAAGTGGAACTTGCTACATCCAGGTCTGTTGAGGTAGACATATCGGTGTATATCTTGAACAGATTCGGGTTACCCACCAGCCTAACCGTTGCCTGGTAGATCACCGGCGTCTGTAAGTTTGTTACTACACTCGACGGTGTTTCTTGTAAAACAGCGAAGATGTCAGCGGCAGTGTCTGCCGTATCGATCAACGCTTTGTTACCTGTTGCCGAACCTTCAGCTCCCCATTTAAGAGCCTGGCCTTTTACAAGCGCCGATGCGTCATAAATCGGGAGTTTCATTATTCCTTCGGGAAAATCCATACATATATCCATTGCGTTACTCCTTTTTAGTTAAAAACCGCTCGTGCTACGAATTGTCTACGCATAGTCATAGCTTCCACAATGCGGACAACCAGCTCGCACGGCCGCGGTAGTCGGGTTTCCTGACCTCGCCAGTATGGCCTGGTCAACATACGCTGTTCCATTGGCGTTATCCGCCAGTATATAAACAGTTAGGGAACTCACTACCGAAGGACAAATAACCGTTACAGCTAACTCTTGGAAATTCTGTTGAGCAAAATTATACGCCGAGTAATAACTGACGGAGTTAATATCAACTCTTAGTCGTATTACCTCATTCGTGGATGATTTCACTCTTGCTCTGAAAATAACTGTATTGCCGTTAAAATCAGAGGGAGTAGTCATCGCTTGGCTCAAACTAATATCGGAGCCGCTTCTGGTTATGTCCGCGCTTGCAACCCCTTCATCGGAATCATCAAAATATCCCGATGAAGTTTCTTTAGTCACAGACCCGGACAATGTCCAATCGTCGGGACTTCCCGCCGTCCAATCCTCAAAAGAACCGTTAGATAATTCCGTGCCGGAAGTGATAGTTTCTCCGGCGAATTCATCGACTTTCCTTGCATCTTTATCCGTATTGCACACAAAACCGCACTGCTTGCAATATACATCCTTAGTCGCGGAGAATGCGCCTACATCGCTGTTTACCCCCTTCTTTACCACATCGTCAGAAGGCAAAGCTCCTGACTTTGCCGTTCTCGAAGGATGTAATTCCACTATCTGCCCCCGTTTGGTTGTGTTGCCCTCAAGAAACTTGCTTTATCCTTGAACATCCCCGGGTGATTCTGCTGGTAATAACGGTAAATCTGCTCTTGTTCTGCGTTTAAGCTGGCAGCCCCGCCTTCTCCGCCTTGACCGGAGGGAACGTGGAGGCTTCCTTTGTTGATAAACTCTTCGACCCCCTGTTGTCCGGCGCTTTTGATTGCCTGATCGTAACGCATCCCTTTAACCCGCAAAAGAGCGTCTTCCCACGCCTGCTTATTGGCTCTCTGGGGCAATGGCAGATTCTGCATTACCTTCTTAACGTCATCTTCAAACCCTTTAGCCTCCGGTTTTGACAATACTTCCGCCTCCGACTGGTATGTAGACGCTTGCAACTTCTCGCGCTGGTCAAGCATCGCATTGACAATAAAAGCCTCTCTCTGCCCTACGGGCATCCTGGCTAACTGCAACGCGATCGGATCAGTGATAACTTGGCCCGTATAGGGGTCATACACAGTCTCTTGAGGCTGGACAGGCTGGGCCGAATGGCTTGGTAATGTGTCTGGCTGATACCCATTCTGTCTTGATACCGGCTTAATATTCCCATCATCATCGAGAGTGTATCCGACAGCCTCTAATTGTTGCTTGGCTTTACCGTGGATAGCTTCATACCTGCTCTTTGTTTTCTCCACTTCCTCGTAAGATGCCGCTAAATCCTCTTCGCTTTTGAACCCCTTCTTCTGCTTGAGTTCGTTGAATCTACTCGGCTGAGGAGCAACCGGAACTTGCTGATGTTCACCCGACGCTTCACCGCCCGCCGGTATTACTTGCGGGTTAGGATCTGTTGGTTCAGGTATTCTTGGTTCTGACATCTTCACTTCTCCTTTGCTGTGCGGATTTTCCGCTTTGGGTTAAAATAAAAAGGGCGGCAATCAAGATTATTCTTGACCGCTCGCCCTTCAGGTGTTCTGATTGGGTGATATATTTTACTTAACTATAATTAAACTCTTGCTCCTTGATTCTGTGCCTGCTGCATCCTCTGCGCTATTAAAGCCGATAATTGAGGTGGAAGCCCTCCCCTTTGTTGTGGTTGAGGGCTTGGCATCGGTAATCTTGGTGGTTGATTAACTGCTGGTTGAGGTAAACGTGCTTGGTTGCCTGGCAGCTGAGGCATACCAGGGGTAGCAGGAGATCCCGGTAATGCTACCGGCTGAACGGGATTAATAAAGCTGTCTACATCCTCAAACCCTAACCATAACGCGATTCTTTTGGCGATTGCCTGATAATTAGTTATCTGTCTCATCTCAGGTATCTTAGAAGTCATCTCGGCATATTTTATCAGCTTGTCGATGTTCTGATTTTTATCTATGCTCTCAGATAATCCAGTGCAAACAAAATGAGCGCTGCCAATCAATTCCTTGGGGGTCATTTTATAAATCTTATCAACACCCAGTTGTTTCAGTTTGTCCTCGGAAGCGACAAGCTCAATGGTTTCCTCACGGCTCATAAATTGACGGCTTAATAAAAAAGCTCTATTGGCCATTACTCGGATACCCATAATTTCCATCATCGACAAATCAGGTTTCAGTCTGGAAACGGCCTGGCTTAAATTTTGTTGCATTCCTCCTAAGGTATCCGGCTCATTCTTCTTGTTCTCGGTGGGCAACAAAGAACTCGACGCCGCTGTTATCTCTCTAAAATCATTTGTCGCTGTCTGCTCTTCGGTATAATCAGTCGGGTCAGTGGGAACAGGATTGTCCATCTTTACCGCGGCGTTAACATCTGAGCAAGCACGCATAAGACCCGGAGTATTAGACGTAAGCTGAGACTTCTTAATCTTTTTATCCAAAGAGTTATACCAGCCGGTGCCGCGGATATTTTTCTTCTTTATGTCCGTGCGGATGTTTATCCAGGTATTGGCACGATCTTCAGCATCCGCCCCGATCTGCGCTATACCTATGCCATAATAGGATGGTTTCTCATCCTCAGTCCAGATAATGTGAAATAACGGTGGCCGTTGATGCCAATACGGGTTGTCTCTTTTTATCAGGATATATTTCCTGTTCGCCACGACAATCCACATAGGTTTTTTAGGCAACGGCTTGCCGTTCTTTTTGTCGGCATACATTCCCCAGAAATGCAAAAGTTCTATGCGTGGATTTTTTAAGTCTATATACTCTCCGTCCTTCTGTAACCGCTTGGCATCGTCTTCTTTTGCGCTGGATTTGCTCTGCTCAATCAAATCCATATTTTCAAATTTAGCGAAGCCGTATTTGTCCGCCTCTTCCTGGCGGTCAAGCAAATCGTCATAAGTGACAAACTCTTGCTTTATCGCAGGCAAATCATCTTCGTCGGAGAGTTTATTGGGATGCACTCTCCAGGAGAAAATATTTGCCTTACGAACGCGGTATCTATCCTCGACTATCTTCACCTTTGATTGCTCTGTAAGAATTGTTTTCTTCCCTATCTCCTCTACTTTGATATTCCCGCTCTCATCCTCAATTTTATTGCCATTAACATCCACTAAAGGGCGGTAGTCCGGTATCTGTTTTTCTGCCTTTTCGATTACGGTTTCTTTCCGGACATACCAGTCATCCTCAAACAATCCGGTCCCGTATATTGCCGCCGAACGCATACCGGAGAGGAACTCTTTAGAGAACTTTCCTACCTTGAACCAATGAGCCGTGATAGACTTGGCAAGTATCCTCTGCCTCTCATCTTGCACCTCTACCGCTTCTGTTTCTATCGGGGCCGAGGTGGGGAAAAGGTTTGAATGAAATCTTGACACCAGAACTTTTTCTGCCTGCCAAGTTAACCGCTTGTGAAAATTAGACTGCCAATCTTCATCGCGCTTGGGAGGTTTGCCCATCCAGCGGTCATAATACTTTTCGAAGTCATTGAACTTAGATGACCAAAAACTGTCATAAGACTCCCATTCATCGACGACAAACTTAACGCAGGGGTCAATCTGTTCTTTTTGTTTTGCGTCTATTGGATGATCTGTCTTATAGTGGGAAACCTTTGGCATATAACCCTTTACTTATTGTAATGCCCAGATTGCTTTTTCTGATTTAAGTCTATACCAAGAACATCAAAAGAGCAAGTATAATTATTACCGCTCTTGTCTGAACGCTTGCTGATTGAGCGCACGCGTAATTTTACCGTAGCAGTGATTTCTTTTCCGATAGACTTTTCATCAATCGGTATCTCTTTGGATACGGAGAACGACGGGTATACCATCTTATCTCCGCTACTTTTAGTGGCGACAGGAGAACCATACAACTCTTTTTCTTTCTGCCCTATCTCGATCATCGACATATTATTCTCCTAACTCATCTTGTAATGCGCCACTTTCTTTTTCTTCTTCGCCATCCCGGCCTTACTTATTGCAATAGCAACAGCCTGTTTCTGCGGCCGGCCTGACTTCATCAGCTCCGAGATATTCTCCCCGACTACCTTTTTAGATTTACCTTTTTTCAACGGCATATATCCCCCTTTATCTCTTAAAAATATCTTTTATCCTCGGACGTGCCTGAACTATCGGCGACTGCATCGCTTTGACGTTGGCTCTCTCGATAAACTTTTTAGCTTTGTCCAGCATCCAAAAACTCATCGGCTCATCATACATTTTACCGTTACCCGGAGCGCGGACAGTCAAATCTCCCGTGGCAGGAGAGTAAGTTATCATCAAAACTAAATCCGACTGCGGTTTTGCTTCCGCTTGTGCAAGAGGGGTCGTATCTTCCATCAATTCCCCCTCTCAAAACAAACCACATCTTGCGCGCGGGCAAGCAACAACTCGTTTCCCTCGATCATCAGACGCAACACTTTGCCTTTAACGATGACCCTGTCTCCCAGCTTAACCTCTGGAGGTATTACAACCCCCTGCTCGGTAACGTATCCTACTCCAACATCCTTAACGACAAAGATCGTTTCCTCACTAAACTCGATATTTTCCGGCAAGATAATATCGCTCGGAGTTGTCTCTTTCTCTAAAATCAACGTGTCTCCCGCTGGTTTAAACATCCCCCGTCCTTTCGTTAAGGTTAACCTTGACATCCTTTGCACACATACACCGTAACCCCATACTGTCTTTCTTGACGCATCTCTTCTTTTGGGAAGCTTTTATCGCACCAATAACATTCTACCTTCCCGTCGGAAACATCCGGATCGTCCGGTTTATACTTTTCCCTCATTACTCCGTCCTTTCGTTAAGGTTTTTACCTTCTGCTCGTCGATGTATTGTAAGGTTGTAATTCAGGGGCACTCCAGCGCAAAAGTTTATTGTCAGGCTCCCGTGCATTTTACCTTGCCTGATACTTTGCAACTCTTCATAGCCCCCGAATTTATTTTTAAAATCATCATACCAATCCATCATTTATTCCCCGTGGCTCGCTGATATGCTATGCTATGCTGGTCATCCTCGTCGTCATCTGAGTAACGCACGTCTTTTAAATCTCCCACTACTCTATAGTGTAAATCATTTTCTATCTTTTGCAAGGAATATAAATTAGGCGACATCACCAAGTGCCGGATGTTATCGCAGAAGTGTTTATACGTTTCGTCAAGGATTAACTTGTCCTTGACCTCTCCGCTCTTAGATACCTTGCGCTTGTATCTCAGCATACTGCGCCAATGATTGCGGCATCTTGATAAGATGTGCAGCCGCGGGTGATTGACTCCTGAGACCGGGTAGTTTTTTTGGTATTTTAACATCTCCCGGACGCGCTTGTGACCTAAGTCTATACCCGACGTGTCTCCGTCTATAAAATCAAAACCTAAATCGTTGAGTTCTTCCTTGACGGTCTTGCCGGTGTTAGCATATCTTTTGTTGCCAAAATACGGGTCGAGGATGCGGAGCGATATTGAATCCCTCTGCTCTTTTTCCCGGATAATCCTACCGTAATCCGGGATTGTCAAATTTGTCGAGTGGCACTTTTCTAAATCTTCGAAGGGGAACTCGTCGTATATCCATATCTGCCCTGTCTTATCCACCGCAGCCCAGGTAATCGCAAACGGTATACCATCGTGCGGGTCGATTATGCAAGCCCTAGACCAGTCATCAGGAATCACAAAGTCATCGACTACATACGGAGACTTATTTTCAAAATCAGCGTATATTCTTCCGGTTAAATGCACCGGCTTGCCTTTGGCCCGCGCGTCAACTTCGTCCGGATCGTAAAAGGAGAGCATCTGCATAATATCTTTGTGCTCTAAAAATCCCCTTACCCCGTGCTCCTTACAAGCATCTTCCAGCTCGGCATAAGTCACGTGGACTTTGCCGATTTCTTTTCCGTCTACGGTTACGGAATCTTTTTGCGTCAAATCTTCCAGAATTTCTCCGCCATTATCAAGTGGAGTCATAAAAATCAATATCACGCCGCCCCGGCGCATACGGGCGATTGTGGCGTATAATATCCTGGCCGGAGGAGGCTCGTCGAATATCGCGCACCCCAAAGTCACCGACTCATACTCCGACGCGTCCTGCTCATAACTCATCACGTCAATAACCCAGTCTCCAGCCTTATACTCAGAATCAAACGTGCGGCCGTTCTTTTTTTTCTCGTATTTTCCTTTAGGCCACCATTTTTTAATTTCCGTTTGTATGGCGCCGATTTCTTCGATATTTTTTGGAGTTGAGGCGATGCGCGCTCGTTTAGGGTAGGGGAATTTTTTAAAAATGTCCTGTTTGAAATATGGGTTATCCGACGGACCAAAAACAAACGCTCCCAATATACCGGCCATTAAAGCGGTCTTGCCATTAGCATTTGACGCGGAGAAAATATAAATGAAACAATCATTATTCCCTACGGCGTTAATAAATTCTTCTTGCTTTCCCGTCGGGGTCATCCAGCGCAATCTGTTGCGAGCGACTTCATTGTCGAGATCGATTTTAACAGCAATGCGATGACGTAGTTCGTCTTCTTCAGTTTGTGTTAATTTTATCGGCATTAACCCTTCTTTCAATTTCAATCGGTAAATTCACTCCCACGCGTCGGGCCTCGTTGATAAGCGCGTCGCCGTTAAGATGAGTAATCGATATATGCGCGTCTACATTGACATCAACTTTATCGGTCAGTAATTTCAAGTGACGGGCGAGGGTCTCGAGGGCCTTATTAGCCCCGGAAGAATCAAACTCCCAGACTCCTTCTGATTTTAAACCCCCATTCCCATCGTCGATCATCACTTCTTTTTGTTTATACTCTTTGTCTGTTTTATCGTAATACATTACTGGGACAGCTTGCATACAACGCTCAGCAAGTTGTTTAAGCCGCACGACGACATAATCAGCGGTAACTTTTGTCCGTTCAGCGCGTTCATATAATATTTCTTTAGTATATTTTAATACGTTAATATTTGTTAATAGTTGAGAAGCCAATTGGCGAGCAGTATCTTGAGAGTATCCGGCACGTATTGCAGCTTGTGTGCCATTAAGATCGATAATATACTCCTGGCAAAATCTAATCTGCTTATCTGTTAACCCATTATCTATATCCATAGTTTTATTTATAAATAAAAAATACAAATAAGTCAAGGATTATTTCATATTTATTAAATAGGGGGGG